TAGTCACTTGCAAATTACCTATTTCAATGGTAAAACGATTTCCTGTTTGGATATTTTCGACCCTAGAAAAACTTCCTCGACATAGCAAATTGCCCCCGGTTTGAGCAGTCCTGATACCCCAATGCGATACCTGCCCCCAATCGCTTTGAGCAATTGGGAACTCTATCTTTTGATTATTTGAAATTACTGCCTTGTCTCCAACTTGTGTGGGAACACCGAATGTTATTTGTTGCCTTTGGTATCCTGCTCCTGATACCTCCGTGCCAGTGTCAGCGTCGGTAGGGTCGTTCAAATATAGAGCTAAATATAATGCGGTAGGTTGCGCCACCGCTTGATTGCGGAAAAAGTAGTTCAAAATAGCTTCTTCAAGCCAATTGCTTGCACTTGCCAATTATATCGCCACCTTTCTAGTAATAGTGATTCCTTCAATATTTGTACTGCCGTTATTTTTTAGTGTAATAATGCAGCAGGTTTCAGCGGTACCTGCAACGTTTGCCACAATATTATAAGGCTTCTCCGTAATGCTTGGAATGTTTACCTGCCGGTATTCTAAAGACTCCGCAAATGGCTGACATTCAAAAGAAACGGTGAGCAGGCCGGCCGGCAGGAGTTCCAACTGCTCGATGCCGACATAACCATAGACGGCGGCATCATAGGCTTTATCCGGCTCGTCATCAAAAACAAGATATCCCTTTCCGCTCAGCCACCGGGCCACCTCTCTGGCATTAGCCCGGAGCGCCTCCCAATCAGCATTTTTCAAAAGTCCAATACTAACTTGGATAGGACGCTTCTCATATGTGTTCAGGCCAAAGTCAATAGTCCCATGCCGGCCGGGAATGGTGAATTCATTCCTGCGCAGCTCGGGGATCAAGGACCTGTCAACACTTCTTACCCCGATCCCGAAGGTAGAAGAATGAATATTTCTGAAAGTAAATCCTATCATCTCATTCCCCTCCCCCTGCTATGTTGAATTTGTTTCTGATATAGTTTTTTTGATACTGCATTTGCGATTTTTTCTATATCACTATCTTCTCTTACTATGAAAGTATTGCCTGTTAAGGTAACACCTCCATAAGAATTGTTTATTGTACTGCTATTAATACCTAAAGTTGTCACCAAAACATCTTTCATAATTGCTTTTAAATCGTCCAGAGCGCCAACAAATTCGGGTCTTTTCTCGCCAACACCAATTACCGAAGGGCCATAAAAAACACCGCCCTTGTCATACCAATTAACTTTTAATTTAGGCACACTTGGAGGATTAATACTAAAACTACCTGTCAAACTAAAGTGTGGCAGTGGGATTTTTATTGATTTTAGTCCACTGATGAACTTACTTATCATTTCACTGCCCCAGTTTAACATTTTACCTGGCAACCCTGAGAAAAAAGAAGTTATTGATTGTACAATTTCAGAGGCTTTTTTTGATACTGCTGTTTTAAGATCTACAAACTTTTGTACGGCATTATTTTTAAATTCGCCAATTTTGGCTGTAGCATTTGAGGCCATCTCGGATATTTTCTGCTTGACTACCTCGGTTTTTTCCTGCGTTGTTTTCTGGATTCCTTCCCACATTGAAGAATTGGCTTTAGACCGAGCTGAATAATTTTCAAATAAGAAAGCATTTGTCTGTTCGGCCTTAGTTAACACTTCGCCGGTTTCTTGGTTAACAAACAAACTTACATTTCCAGCTTGAGATTTGGCCAATTTAATAACTTCATCATGCCGTTCTTGAGCAAGCCTAATAGAATCATCTCGCGCCCGTTGCGCCTCTTCAACAATAGTGTTCGCAAGCTCGATATTTTTCTGGCCGCCTTCCTCTCTCAACATCTCAGCATACATAAGGCGGTCTTTATATTCTGCTTCGGCATCGGCAATAATAGCATCTCTGGCCTGCGCACTAGCTTCAATGGTTTTCTGCGCCTCGTCCATAGTAATAGCTGTTCTATTAGCTGCTAAAGATGCCTTAATCGCTAATTGTTCCTGCTCGCTTTCTGTCATATACAGTAGCGCATTATCATAAAACTGTTTTTGGATAGCTAGGATTTCCGCATTTTCAGCAGCAGTAATTGTCCGATTTTCGGCAGCAGCTTTTTCCATTATCTCCTTGATTCGGGCAGCGCCTTCTTCGGCTGTCTTGATCTTCCCATCAAACATTTCACTGGCTAGCTTAATATTTTCGGCTTTTTCAGCTTCGGATAAGGTTTTAGAATTGATAAATAATTCTTCGAGTGCTGAGAGAGATTCTTCTTTCTGTTTCTGCATAGCAGACACAACCTGATTTTTCATCTCAGTAAAATTGCCTACTATATTATCTCTCATTTCGGCGGTTACTTCTTGGCCTGTAGCTGACAACAAATTAAGGCTAACACTGGCTTGCGATTCCAGCTCTATAAACGCTCCGAGCGCCTCTGCTGTGCTTTCCGAAACACCCTTGCCGAATAGGTCAACTTCTGGAATTGCGTCTTGTTCTAGATAGTTTTTGAGTGCAACAATGCCGGCCGTTGCGCCAGCAATAGCCGCTATCGCTATGCCTATAGGATTAGCTAAGGCAGCAAAGGATGCGCCTAAGCCTGCCATTCCACCGCCTGCCGCTCCTCCCGCTGCGCCTATACCAGATAGCCCAGAAATTAATGTTGCCATTTTAGGCAACATGGAGCCAATGCCTTTTGTCAATAGACCAACTGTACTAACGAGTTTACCTCCGACCAGCAGGACAGGCCCGATTGCTGCCGCTATTCCAGCAAGTTTTAGGATTGTCTCACGCGCTGCAGGGCTGAGTTTATTAAGCCATTCGATAAATTCGCTCACCTTATCAGTCAGTTTAATCAAGTTAGGTAAAATCAGCTCGCCAAAGGAAATGCCTAAGTCAACTATTTTGTTTTTGAAAATTGCTAATTTAGAAGCTGTAGTTTCATATCTTTGAGCTGCCTCTTTGCTTAATGCCTCGTTTTTGGACCATGCTTCATTGCCGAGTTTAATAGCGTCTGTGAATACGTCCGATGCTCCTGCAGCCCTCAGTAAGCTATCGCGCAGTCTTACTTCTGTGATGCCCATATCGTCAAGCACTTTAATAGCGCTCAATCCGTTTTCTTCGGCTTTACTTAGTCCTTGAATAAAGGCGATAATTGCACCAGCGGCATCTTCTTTAAAAGCTTTTTGGAATTCACTTGCGCTCATGCCTGCTACAGTTGCAAACTGTGTTAATTTTTCGTTACTGGTTTCTACGGCTAACTGCATTTCGACCATAACTTTTGAAAATGCAGAACCCCCAGCTTGGGCCTCAATGCCAACGGAGGACAAGGCAGCAGCAAAGCTCATAATTTGCGCTTCCGTCAATCCGACCTGCGAACCAGCCCCTGCCAATCTTTGACCCATTGCTACAATATCAGCTTCGGTTGTGGCCATATTATTACCTAGAGCAACAATGGTGCTACCGAGCCGATCGAAGTCCTTCTGGCTCATCTGCGTGATGTTGGCAAATTGAGCTAAAGCACTAGCAGCTTCTGTAGCTGATAAGTTGGTAGCTTCGCCTAGGTCAATCATGGTACGCGTAAAACTCAAGATATTCTCGTTCTGGATTCCCAACTGCCCCGCGGCTTCGGCTACTTCGGCAATAGCTGCTGCCGAAGCAGGAATTTCTTTAGCCATATCCCTAATGCCTTGACGTAATACAGCTAGTTCTTCATCCGTTGCGTCAACGGTTTTAATAACACCAGCAAAAGCGTTCTCAAAATCTATAGCGGCCTTTGCTGCCAAGCCACCTAGGGCCATAACAGGAGCAGTAACACCCAGTGTGAGTTTCTGCCCTGCGGCTGACATTTTATCGCCAACCTTCTTCATCTTCTCCCCTACGGCTTCCATTTTTAGGGAGGCATCACGCCATTTATCGTTACTGCTTCCGAGGCTTTTTTCTAAGCTATACAGTTTTTGTTCTGTGGCGATAATTTCACGCTGAATAGTCCTATGCTGTTCTTCGTATTGCTCTTGCGTGATTTCGCCTTTTTTAAACTGTTCGTTAAGCTGCTTTTCCGCATCTTTGAGCGTTTTCAGCTTATCCTCAGTATTTTTAACTGCATCGGCTAATAATTTATGTTTTTGAGTAACTAATTCCGTATTTTTTGGGTCTAGCTTTAATAGTTTTTCAACTTGTTTTAACTCTGATTGGATTGCCTTAGCGCTCTTATTTACACCCTCTAGGGCCTTATTTAAAGGTGTGACATCACCGCCGATTTCAATTGTTATGCCCTTAATTTTACCAGCCATGATTTCACCTCCTTAGAAGTTATTGAAATCGTCTTGATTTGCCTCTCTTACATCATTTAAGTGTTCCGAATGTAGGTTATTATGCATAGCGATATAACCCATAATCATACCTACTGTCATAACCTCAAAATCCGCAAGTGTGAGGCCCCTTCCGATTGCACCGACCATCAAGGATTCAGTGTTTAACTCAAAAGGGGCCTCACTGTCACTTACTTTTTTTTAGAGGCAACCGAGCTTGTCAAAGTACTCATGACCATTTCCATAACTTCGGGGATTATATCCATTAAGGGGAATTCGCCGAAACTATCAAGCCATTCTTGCAGTTCCGGTATGTTTTTATCAGCGGTTTTTGCTAAAGTCCAAATTAAATAATAAAAGATGTTGGTATCTAAAGCCTCAACATCTTTTATCTCTCCACTTTTAGGACTAAATGCATTTGAAATTTTAAAAATATCTTGCAGCGCATCTCTGCCAAACTGCGCTTTATAACGCAACAAAAACCCACCCGTAGCTTTGAGTTTTACCTCTTTACCGTCAATTGTAAGTATCTTTTCCATAGATTAGCCTCCCTATGCTGGAGTTTTAACATATACGGACCCAAAGAAGGTATCATATGCAGCGCTACCTTGAGGCACCTTTGCTTTCACATCTCCGGTATCTGGTGCCGGCCGTGCTGTTATATTCATTGTTTCAGTCTGTGGCTCTTTAGTATTAGTTCTGGTGCTGCCGCTTACGCTGGGCCTAGACGCAAGTACGTAATACAGCACATGCCGTGTTTTCTTTGCGTC